CCGAGTAAGACTTTAAATATCGCATTGGCTGGCACTGGTGTTGGTAAGTCTTTGTTTATGTGTCACGCAGCATCAGCATTTTTAACTCAAGGTTTAAATGTATTATACATTACATTAGAAATGGCAGAAGAACGTATTGCTGAAAGAATAGACGCAAACTTATTTGATGTAACGATAGATGATTTACACGTTATGCCAAAAGAGTTATATGATAACAAAGTTAAAAAATTAGAGAATAAAACAAATGGTCAATTAATTATAAAAGAATATCCTACTGCGTCAGCTCACAGTGGTCACTTTAAATCACTATTAAATGAATTAGCGTTAAAGAAAAATTTTAAACCAAATGTAATCTTTATTGATTATTTAAATATATGTGCGTCAAGTAGATTTAGAGGTGGTAATATATCATCTTACTTTTACATCAAAGCTATCGCAGAAGAATTAAGAGGTCTCGCTGTAGAGTTTGATGTACCTATCTTTAGTGCGACACAAACAACCAGAACTGGTTATGTAAGTACAGATATTGGTTTAGAAGATACTTCAGAGTCGTTTGGTTTACCAGCGACTGCTGACTTTATGTTTGCTCTTATGTCAAACGAAGAACTAGAAGGACTAGGACAAATGAAAGTTAAACAACTAAAAAATAGATACAATGACCCTGCGATTAATAGATCATTTATCATAGGGGTTGACAGAGCGAAAATGAGACTATATGATGTTGAAAATACAGCACAAAATATAGTGGGTGGTAAGGAATTAAAACAAGATGAAAGTTATCCTACACCAGAGGAAAGTTATGAAAAGTTTAGTGACTTTAAATTATAATGCCTAAAAAACAAAAAGTAAGATTTCACAAAGGCGATCAAAGACCAGGTGGTTTTACAGGTACTTTATCTTATACAAAAAAGATGAAGAAAAAAAAGAAAGATATTATCTGGCAAGTGATAGAAAAACCTACAAATAATGTAGTCGCTGAGTTTTTCTTTGAAGAAGACGCATTTAAATTAGTCAAATTTCAAAACAAAAATAAGGTATGGCAAAATAATGGTGGCATACCAAAGTTTCTCTGGACAAGAGTTTGATTGTATAAATATTATTAAAATTGATTTATATGGATAACTTGAATATACTTATGGAATATATGAGAGAGAAATGTTTAGTTTTAAAGGTTTTACAACAACAGAAAGAAATACACATTTAGAACACCTAGAGGACGATATAATAAATCGTGGTACTCAAGGTGGTCAAAATGCTATTAACTTTTTAAAGTCTATCAGAGATATGTTAGCTGGTAGCTCTAATAAAAAAGTTAATATGACAGTTAAATGGGATGGCGCACCTGCGATCATCTGTGGTATCAATCCAGAAAATGGTAAATTTTTTGTAGGTACTAAATCAGTCTTTAATAAAAATCCGAAAATAAATTACACTAACGCTGATATTAGAAAAAATCACTCTGGTGATTTAGCGACAAAACTTTCAATCGCATTAAGAGAATTATCACGTCTTGGTATCAAAGGTGTATTACAAGGTGACTTTTTATTTGCGAAATCTGATCTAAAGAAAATAGATATGGACGGTGACGCAATGATTTCTTTTACACCAAACACAATCACATATGCAGTTCCTGTGGCTTCTAATATAGGAAGACAAATTAGTAGAGCCAAGATGGGAATTGTTTTTCATACAAAATATACAGGTAAGACTTTAGATAGTATGACTGCTGGTTTTGGCACTGTTAGAGGAAGAGCAACTAACGTATTTTTAGCAAGTGCTGGTTATAGAGACGTATCTGGTTCAGCAAAATTAACTAGAAATGAATTAGCACAATTTAATGCTAAATTAAGAATGGCAGAAGGTTCGTTATCAAAAGCAGCACCTTTATTAGATGAAATGAGTAAATCATCTTCTGATGGTTTAGGTGTAGGATTTAGATTAAAAACTTTCTTTAATCACTATATTAGAAATACGCAAGGTCACATGGCAAAAGTAAGACAACTTGTAGATATGTTTAGAGAATATTATGTTAATATAGTACAAGCAGAAATAGACGCTAGAAAAACAGCGGCAGGTAAACAAAAGTATAAAGATATATTAAAAACTAATTTAAAATTTATTGATAGAAATAAAAACGCATTAGTAATGGCTATCGCATCTCACGTCACGTTACAAAATGCTAAAAACTTTTTAATTAATAAAATGAGTGAGATACAAAGTGTGGGACATTTTTTAAGAACTTCTACTGGTTATAGAGTAACAAGTCCAGAAGGATATGTGGCAGTAGATAAAATAGCTGGCGCAGTTAAGTTAGTGGATAGACTAGAGTTTAGTAGAGCTAACTTTACAATGCCGAAAGGATGGAGTTAATGCCAAAAACATTTAAACAATTTGAAGAATATGATAAGATTTGTGATGAGGTAGAGTTTGAACATGAAAAAGAAGGTATTACCGAGGCAATGTACCAAGGTAAAAAAGTAAAATTAAACGACCCTATTAGAGGTGGTTCTAAAAAGTTTTATGTGTATGTTAAAGATGGCGACAAAGTAAAGAAAGTATCATTTGGTGATACGACTGGTTTGTCAATTAAAAGAGACGACCCAGCAAGAAGAAAGTCATTTAGAGCTAGACATAATTGTGATAATCCAGGACCAAAAACAAAAGCAAGATATTGGTCTTGTTATCAATGGAGAGCTGGAGCAAAAGTAAATAATTAATGAAAAAACTAAATCAAATATTGCGAGAGGGTGTTTACGACCCAGGTATATTTAAAGCCTTTTTCTTGGCTGGTGGACCTGGTAGTGGTAAAACATTTGTCACTAGATCAGCATTTGGTGGCACTGGTTTAAAGTTAGTAAACTCTGATGCAGCATTTGAAAGAGGTTTGAAAAAGGCTGGTCTATCTTTGAAGATGCCAGACGAAGAAGAATACTTTAGAAATTTAGTAAGAGCTAAAGCGAAGATGACTACAGCGACAGCGTTAGACACTTATGTTCAAGGTAGATTAGGTTTAGTCATAGACGCAACTGGTAGAGACTTAAACGTAATTAACACACAAAAAAGAATGTTAGATCAATTAGGTTATGATAGTTACATGATCTTTGTTAATACAAGTTTAGATGTTGCGTTAGAAAGAAATAAAAATAGACCTAGATCAATACCAGAATATATTGTAACTAATAGTTGGAATGGTGTACAAAGAAACATTGGTCAGTTTCAAAGAATTTTTAGTCCAAATAGAATGTTAATTGTTGATAATAATAGAAGTGAAAAAGAATTAGTCACTATAACACTTAACACTGCTGCGAAGTTTATAAGAAGTCAATTAAGATCAACTCCTCAAAACTTAACAGCTAAACAATGGATCGCAAACGAATTACAAGCGAAAAAAAGAACATGAGTTTTAAAGATTTTATAAAAGAAAGTATCATTGATATACCTAGAAAAAGATATGCGCCAGGTATATTTGATGACGCTGATACTAATAATCCAAAACTAAAAAAAATAGTTGTGGATATGATATTAGATCAGATAGATAAATTCCAAGAAACTTATCCTGTCAAAAAATATTCATTAATTGGTTCTATCTTAACAAAAAGATATAGAGACGATGCTGATTTAGACATTAATGTATTATTTGATGTACCAGAAGAAGATAGAGAAACTGCTAGAAAAGAATTAGCTTCAAGTTTAAAAGATATAAATGGTAAACTTGTACCAGGTACAAAACACCCAGTAAATTATTATGTGATTACAGACCCAGAGTTAAAAAAGAAAAATGATGCTATGGCTGATGGTGTATTTGATATAGATGAAAACGAATTTATTAGAAGACCAACAGAAGATACTTTTGATCCTGAAAAATATGAAGCAGACTTTCAGAAAAAAGTAAGAGAGATAGATGTTGTAAAAGGTGAATTGGCTAGAGACATAGTTGATTACGAAGAACTAAAAAGTTTATCAACAGATGATGTGTTAAACTTACAAGATAAAATTAATAGTAAACTAGACGAGATAGAAGACAGTATAGAGGTATTAGTAGATATAGGTGATGATGTGGTCAAACAAAGACAAAGTGCTTTTAATGACGATATGACACCAGATGAAATTAGAGAGTTTGGTAAAAAACATAAACTACCTAAAAATATTATTTACAAATACCTAGAAAAATATCATTATTTAAAAATGTATAAAAAACTAAAAGATATATTAGAAGATGGTAAAGTTACAGATGATGAAATAGATGATATTAAAAACGAATCAATTGCTAGTGCTTGGGATACTTTAATTAGAAAAACTGTAAAGGCTCCAAGAATTAAAGCTGGTTTACAATTATACTTAAAATATTTAAGACAAGGTGTAAAAGACGCCAAAAACAAAGCTGCTCAGCATATGGGATTAGGTTATAGAGAATTTGGATTAGCTGTTAAAGATGCTGGTCTACCAGAAAATACAATCACAGAACAATCAGCGCCTAGAGTGGTTGCATTTACATTTGGTAGATTTAATCCACCAACTATTGGTCATCAAAAATTAATGAACAAAGTTAAGTCATCAGCTAGAGAATACAAAATATATTTAAGTAGAAGTGAAGACCCTAAAAAGAATCCTTTAGGTGCTAGAGAAAAATTAACTTTAATGAAAAAAATGTTTCCTGAACACAGTAGAAACATAGAACTTAATCCATCAAATAATGTATTAGATATTTTAGTCAAACTATATGATGATTACCATAGAGTAATTATGGTTGTAGGTAGTGACAGAGTTAGAGAGTTTGATAGTTTATTAAAAAGATATAACAATGTAAAATCCAGACATGGATATTATTACTTTGAAGATATAAAAGTTGTATCTGCTGGAGAGCGTGATCCAGATGCTGAAGGCGCAGAAGGTATGAGTGCTAGTAAGATGAGAGCTGCGGCTGCGAAAGGCGATTTAGAAGCGTTTAAAAAAGGTTTACCTGGAAGAGCAAAAGGTGATGGTGATAGAATTATGAGACAAGTAAGAGCTGGTATGAGATTAGCAGCATCTTATGGTGGTATGATGGGTGTAGGTTTAGGAACTTATAGACCAATCGCTAGTTTAGAACAGTTTGAACAAAACCAAATAAGAGATTTATATGTTAGAGAAATGATCTTTAATGTAAACGATAAAGTAGATTATGTAAAAGAAGACATACAAGGTACAGTAAAAAGACGAGGTACAAACTATGTCGTAATAGAAGATAACAATAACAATTTACACAAAGCATGGATATGGGATTGTATTCCTATCGCAGCAGATAGAGAAGTCGAAGTGCGA